ATTACAATATTTGCCTTTGTTGCCATTATGTGCTCCTAAATTACTTAGCTAAATATATTTATAATAACAATGAAATGGTCACATTATGAGTAAAAAAGATGAATTGAGACTACATGGCAGGAATAGAAAGCTACCTTCTGCCATAAAACTTGGCTCATTGACACCAGAACTCATTACACATAATTTATTTATATACCATTCTTTAGCGGATGATCCTATGAATTTGTCTGGTGAAAAGACTGCAGAGCATAGACATGAGCATGCAGTTGCTGGTGTTAGTACAGGAGAACAAGTATACGAACTAGGTGAATTTTACAATCAAATTCATACTGAAGAGATATCAATACACTCAGGATTTGAGTCAAGTAATCATAGATTTGCAATGATGGATCCTGGACACCATTTAGAATATCATATGGATCCTCCAAACACATATAACTTGTTATGTCCTATATCAGATCCTATAACACTTAAAGTTGCAAAGAGTTGGAATGATGTACAAAAAGGTA